TCTGGTGTCTCGGTTGGAGTAGCGGGCCGCGTGAGGTACGCCATCATCTGGTTGTATTCGTGGATCTTCATTAGAATCCTAATATGTTTGGTAGTCCACCTTTGGCCATTTTAATTCTGCCACCTTTAGCTTGTTTAGTTCTGTCTGTTCCTTTTTTAAATATATCTATAATCTCGTCACCGCTCATTCCTTTATCACCCATTTTTATTGTTTGTTCCACCATAGAAATAACTTGAGCTTTACGTGCTGGATCTGGATCATTTGCAATTTGTTTTGCAAGTTCTCTACTCATTCCTGGGTACTCTAACATAAGATTATCAACCTCTATACTTTTTTGTAAAGCTGCAGGAGATGTATCACTCATTATTTCATCTACACCTTTTTTAATTTCATCGTTGACCGAAAGTTTAGCATTATCCATTTCAGTACCAAGATCAAATGAAGATAGTTCTTCTACTTCATCTTGTGTAATTAATCTTTTGTCACCACTCATCTCTGCGTCTTCTAATTTTTTCTCTAAAAATCTTTTTCTAGCTGGAGACTTGTCACCTGCTACAGGATCTAGTTTACCTTTTTTGTATTCCATAAACATATCGTCCATGTATTGTTTTTCTTCTTTTAAAATTCTTGCTCCGTCATCAACAGTGCCATCAAAACTATAAGCTTCTAAATTATCTGAACCTATATCCATTTCAAAATCTTCAAACTCGTCAGGAGTCATGTCTCTGTTTTTAATTTTTTTAGTTGCACCTGCACCCGTAGTAAAAGGAATATCAGTTTTATTTGCTTTTTCCATTATACCTTTTAGTTCTGCCGCTGTTTCATTACCAGTTAGGTTATTGTACCTTTGAGGGTAAGCTGCTTTCATTTGCTCTAATAAATTTTCTTTTGAACCGGGTGTGTTTCTTCTGGCAAATTCACCAGGAGTTTCATTATAATTTGGTAATACATCATCCGGGTCAAGCGGTTCGTTTTTAATTTTTTTAGTTGCAGCAGGAAATCCTATGCTTTCTGAAAAAGCATCTGCTTCTGTTACTGCATCGTTTAATTCATTTGTTGCATCGTCAATAGATTTTATATCCATCTCTGCTTCGTCTAAAGTCTTAATGCCTTCTCTTGGTTTGCCATATACTTTTTGTGGGTCTCTAGGATTGAAAGGAGTGCCGGTATCATCAAAGGGAATTGTTTCTACTGTGTTATCAAACACAGGATCTTTTGTTTTAATTCCAACAGATGGTTGATTTTTAGTTTTAAAAATTTTATTAATTTGTAATCTTACTAAATCAGTTACTTCACCAAATTCTTGTTTAGCAAACGCTAATATATCTTTTTCTTTAAGACCTTGCTTTGCTAGGTTTCTCGCTGCGTTTAAAAATTTTAACAAGTTTGCTGGTGTGTTTATCATTAGTAATACGTCCTTTTTGTTTTGATGATCTGCTCATCTTTATAATCTTCTGGGTGAGGAATTAATCCACCCTGTCTAAACCGCATCACAGCTTGAGTCATACTATCGACTAAGTCATCATGATCGCCATAAGGGAACGCTGCGCACTCCTCAATGACCTCATCCGCAAACTTTCGTTCAGGAGCCCATATCATACCACTTTCAAACAAAGGTGCAACAGAATTAACTCTAGTGTGTTTATCGTTTCCACGTGAAGGAGTGAAGTTAACAACAGGTATACCCATAGCTCTAAGCTCATAGGTTAGTGGTAGACCAGATGCTTTCGCCTCAACTAATACCGTCTCCGGTTGCCAGTAATCATATTGCTCTTTAGCAACACGTCTTAGCTCTGGAAACTCGTATCTACCTTTTAGTGAATCTAGTAAAATTAAATTAGAAGGACTGTCCTCATTCTCTCGAAACACGCCCCACGTTGTAATAGCCGAGTAATCGGCTGTTTCCTTTTTCATAAATGCTGTGTCATACGATTGTATGATATGCTCTAGTTTAGGCATATGTTCTTTGTCCCAAACTTTCCACCACTCACGTTTAATGATAGCACCTTCCTCAGACGTTGGATTCTGCATCCACTGCGCATTCCATTTAGCAATAGATAGAGATGCTTTAACTGCTTCTAGTTCATCTAATTTCCAATAGCCTGGCCAAACAGGATTACCTGATGGCATAATTGCTGGAAACTCTACCAGATCCCATTGATCTGATTTAGGTTCACTTTGGTGTTTTAATAACTGACCGGTCAAGTCTTTTGTATTCCATCTCGTCATAACACAAACAATAGCACCACCGGGTTGTAACCTTTGACGTGGTCCTGATGTATACCATTCATAAGCTCTCTCCAGCGCTGTCATGTTCATTGCGTCTTGCTCTGAGTGAGGATCATCTATAATTAATAAATCCGCACCACGACCTGTAATCGCTCCCCCGACACCCGATGCGAAATACTCGCCGCCTTGTGCAGTTTCCCAGCGACCCGCTGCCTGACTATCTTCCCTGAGTCTCGTCTCAAAGATTTCTTTATACTCAGGAGAATCCATAAGTGTTTTAGCTTTACGCCCGAATCTAATTGCTAGTTCCCCGGTGTGGGTAGTTTGGATTATCTTAAGTTTAGGCGTACGCCCGATCATCCAAGCGGGCAGCAAGGAGCTAGCGAACTCGGACTTTGTATGTCTTGGTGGCATATTAACAATTAATCTTTTGATCTCGCCGCGAGCGAGCTTGTTAAATTTTTCTGCAATAATTTTGTGGTGCTTACCCTCAATGAACTCTGGCCATATATGCTTGGTAAATGACAGAAAGTCTTCTTTAATTTTTAAAATTTTTTTCTTTTCATCAAGTCTTAGATACATCTTCATGTAGTCCTTCTTGATGTCGGGTGGCAGCTTCTTAATCTTCTCTAGGTCTATTTTCATATATTTTTTTGCAAAATTTTTTTAAAGGTGTTTTTGTTAACCCATTTGGTTTTTACAGGCTATAACCGTGCAAATCAAGCAATAAAGGGTAGGCCTTGGGACCCCTTTCTATATATACTATATTAACAATTATATTGCCTGCAAATTACTGGATGGGTCTGGTACCTCTATGGAATTGTGCGAGCACTGCGCGAGCGCGCGCCACACGTTGTGGTTGTGGGCCTGGCTATGCGAGGCCCACACTCTGTGTGTTCGGTTAGTCTAGTAGTACCATAAATGCTGCTGCATTTAGTCTACTGAACTTAGACAATTTCTTTTGCATTGTATTATAATCCTTATCAAACTCTGCTGTCTTAATCTCGATGTATAACTTGTGTTCCTCTGGTGTTAACATCGTTGACTGGTTTGAGTAGGGGTTAGTTGCTTTAATCATTTGTGTCATGTTAGTTCCTCGCTTTCTGTACCTATCCTACATTAAGTAGGATAGGTTGTCAATTGTTAATTCCAAAGATCTTTATATAATCCGCCATTGGTTGCCTTGTTCAATGCCTCAAGATACTCGGTCTCTGTCATCATAAGTTTCTCAGTACAGAAATAATGCTTTGCTTGTTGTATTCCCGGCACGTCTCTAATGTACTCAACTGCTTTGTCTAAGATGTACTGTCGTTGAGATCCACCCGGTTGGTATTCCTCTTTGATCTCTTTAGTTAGATCCATTTTCGATGTATACTTTGTCATATTATTTCCTCGCTTTCATTTACTATCTTATACTATCCTATATCATTGTCAACCCTTGATATCTCTACCCTTGTATAACTCTGCCCATTATAATAGGTGTCTTGCACCTTATCTACATTGACTGGTGTTTCCAATGCCTCGGTCCTTGGTGCAATGGCTATGATCTCATTGATATGTTTATTAGCAAAGCTATTGTAACAACCATTACTACAGAAGTAAGAGAACATACTTAATCGCTCTCCACTATTCCACGCATGTTGCGCAACCTTACGAGTTCTTAGAACCTTGCTACCCTTGACACCACGCAATCTATCTTGCGTGTCATTGGTATGGCAATGTGGTCCATGGCACCAATTAAAATTACTCATGCTACTACCACCAATCCCATTATCAAACCAAAAAATGTAGTGATACAAAGAAATTCAAAACTACTCATGATTTGTCCTCGGTCATTTGAAACCTTGCCAAGATTTTGGTATGGCTTTCCAATGCTTTCTCTAGTGTTGCTATCCTATCTTCTAGGAACTTGATCTTCTGTCGCTCGTATCTCTCAGCTTTGTTCTGGGTGTGTAGTTCCAGATGTTCATCATTTAATTGTGTCATTTGCTATCTCCCCATAATCTTAAACCTATTAGGATAACTATCATTCCAAAGAATGATAGTTCATATATTAATTGTTCTGTCATTAGTTAGTCCTTTCATTTAAGTCTGGAAACATTAACAGAAATTTAACTGTAAACAATCCCATGATTGATAAACCTATCCATGTTTCAACATGGATAGCAATTATTACACCTAAGAATATCATTGCAAAATGCAATGCAAAGTAAATTGCTTTCAACATTAA